TTATTGGGATCATGGATTCAAGGGACCGACAGGTCGTTGGTACATCGAAAAGTCTTTGACGTCTATTGGTAAAGACGATCCCGTGTCCGAATTGAACTCTCGCCTCTGGAACTCAGGTCGTGATGAAGATAAGGAAGTGGCACGTTCACAAAAACGTAGGTTGCATTATGTATCTAACGTTTATGTTGTAAGTGATCCATCAAACCCAGAAAATGAAGGTAAAGTATTCCTTTATGAATATGGTAAGAAAATCTTTGACAAGATTATGGATGTAATGCAACCCCAATTCCAAGACGAACAGCCTGTAAACCCATTTGACTTTTGGAGTGGAGCAGACTTTAAGTTGAAGATTCGTAATGTAGAAGGTTATCGTAACTACGATAAATCTGAATTTGCTGATACTTCAAGCTTGCTTGATGGTGATGATACTAAATTAGAAGCTATATATAATAAGCTTCATAATCTTGGTGAATTTACTGATCCTAAAAGTTATAAATCGTACGATGAACTATCAAAAAAGCTGTACGAAGTTCTCGGCGAATCTGCGGTTCAGCAAGTATTGACTACAGCTGAATCAGTTTCTCTCGATGAAACTGATGAAATTCCGATGGACTTCCCATCTACTGAACCTGCTACCACTGAACCAGTAAGTGAAGATAGTGATGATGCTATGAGTTTCTTTGCTAAACTTGCCAAGGAAGATTAATAATAAAAGGAAAAATGCACTACCTAAGGCATCTCTTCGGAGGTGCCTTTTTAATATCCAATAGCTTTTGTAAATTGTACACCATACGCATTTACTTCTTCATGACCAGAGTCAACGTATGATACAACTTGACTACTATTGTTTGAACTTTGATCGATTTGCTGAACAACAATTGGTTGGCCTAGTGCAGCTTTTGCAGCCATAGCATCATCAGTGTTTTCTTGTATAGCTTCCATTTGAGCACCAGTATTATTATCTATAGCTTGAATGGTTTCACCAGTTGTAGCATCTCTTGTTAAAGTCATACCATATGCATTTACAGTTTCAGTCGCTACTTCATCACTAATATTATCAATTTTTTGCCTAACACCTCGGCCTCTTCTTCTTCCCTTTCTTTGCTCTCTAGTTTTTTCAGCACTTACACCTTTATCTATTCCGCCTGCGATCGCACCTATAGCTGCTCCAGCTAATCCTCCTACAGCTGCTCCTATTACATTTCCTACACCTGGTACAATAGTTCCAATCATTGCACCAAGTTTTGCTCCTGCTAGTGCTCCGCCTACTGCACCTATTTTTGCGCCAGATTCTCCTTCTAATAAACCATCGCCTTTTACAATTCTTGTTTTTGGCTCTCCAGTAACTGGATCTATTACTGCTTCCCTAGTTTTAGGATCTACAACTTCTTGTTCGCCACCACCAAATAATTTAGATTTTGCTTTGTTCTTTGCTAAATCTAATAAACCTAATGCAGCATCTGCTAATTTTTCTTTTAAGAAAGTAAAGGCTTTTAATACTTCTGGTAAAAGTGTTTCTTTAAAATATATTTTTAAATTTTCCCAGATAGGATTTAAAAATCCTTTAATACTATCAATGTATGGCTGTAAAGTTTCGCCAAGAGATGTAAATAAACCTAATATACTTTCTTTAGTTTCTTCTTTAAAAGGTAATAAATCAAGAACACTTTTTAAACCAGCTTGAAGTTTTTCACCTAAAGTACCTTCTGTTTGAAAAAATCCTTGAAAAAACTTTACAGCAGTTATTAAAGTAGCTGCTATACCCAAAAATACTAAAATATTTTTACTTGCTTTTGCTGCGCTTTCTTTAATGCCATCACCAATACTTTTTAAATTAGAAGCTAAGTCGAGCGTGATAGCAGTAGTCATTTTACCAATGCCTTTACCAACTGATTTTAAAGAGTCTGCTGTTTTCTTGGCACCATCTTTTATAGAACCACCAACTTTAGTGACACTATCTTTCATGCCACCTAAAGATGTAGTTATGTTTTGAGAAAACAAACCCATATTGGCATTAAGTTTTGAAACTTCTTCTGTATTCTCTTCGCTTTCGTCGTTTTGAGGCGTTGCTAAAGAAGTAATTGCAGGCAAAGAACTAGTAATACCTATAAGACTTTCTTTAAGACCTGATATAGCATCAGGCACTTTTCCAGCATTTTCTAATTGCTGAATTTGTTTCCCGACTGCTGCATTACCAAGTTTGACTGGACGAGAACGCTGCGATGCAGCTTCGCTTTCCATTACACTCAATATGTCTTTTAATACTTGTTCTTCTGCCATGACTATTATCCCTCTTGTCTAGCCTTTTCGTTTTGTTCTTTTATATAGTTCAATAACATGTCAATGTATATCTGCCTTTCCCATGGAATCATGTCATTTAACTCAGATAAACTATATTTGTGATGTTGCATCATCGCAAAATTTGTTTGAAAATGGTTACCTAAGTTATCATGAGAAAGGCTTAATTGAAAAAAGCTTGAAACCCCCTTATTATTACTTCGTTTTCTTCTCCGCAATGTATACATTTAAAGTTAACTTTAGTTTGAACAGCTGGTTGATTTTCAACCCAATTATTAATTTGTTGTAGATTATCATGTGTTAAAGAATCAATAAATTCATTAATTTCACTTTCTACTACATCATCTAAATTAAACATTTCAGTATCTGTATATATTGAATCAATAACTGCTTGAATTGCTCCATATAAATTATCACCAGCATCATCTTTAGTTACTAAATCGATATTTTTTACTTGAATTGGTTTTAATTTTATACTTATTTCATCGTTTAATTTAATGTTACTTTCTAAATTAGGTTTATTTACTTCAACCTCATCTAAATTAATTGTTACAGTATTTAAACCTTCACAATGCTCACACTCTAATTGTATTGTAGATGTTTCGCCTACACTTTTAGATCTAAGTTTTAGAAAGATATATTCTAAATCGTAGATTGCTAGATCGTTTGCGTTAATATCATCTATAACACAACTTTCAATTATTTGTACCATTGCATTTAGTATTTCAGTCGTATCGCTTGATTCCTGTGCAATAAGCAATAGCTTTTCTTCTTTTACTAGAAACGGCCGATATTTTATTTCTTTCTTCGTCGATGGTATTGTCAACGAATATGTTGGTGTTGCTATTTTTGGTAGTGCCATTATTTATTCTCCATTATATTTAAATTAAAGGACGCCCGAACATGTTTTTTACTCCAGAAAGTGCAGTAGTTAAAGCACCTTCAGGCGTAGCTTCTTCATATGATAAGGTTACTGTCATACGTTGTGTAGAATCTGCATTTGCATTACTTAACTCTACAGCTTCTATTTCTGTTGGAAATGCTCCACGGAGCTTTAATCCATAAATTGGTATATTAGATTCGTTTAATTGTTGTATAACTACATCTACTTTAAATTCGCTATCATAAGAAATAGTATATGTTTCTGGATCAATAGCAGCATTAACCCATTTGTCAAAGATTTTTCGCATATAATAATCACCCGTTAAATGAAATGTAAAAGTGATATCAGTATTTGCATATCCACTTGGATATTTTACTAATTGTCTATAGCCACCTAATGGTGTTTCTATAGTAGTAAGTGTCTTAGAAGGTAATGTGCAGCTTTCACATAATATTGCTATATCTCTTGGATCGCTAATTACTGATTTAACGTCAAAACTACCGCTAAGCGAACTTGCTGCAAATCCTTCAAGATCTGATCTATTTAAAGATAATAATGTTTGTGAAGGCGGATTCATAAAAATAGCAAATCTATTTTGCTTTGCTAATCCGCTACGTTTATCTACTACGCTTTTTAAGCCATCAATAGAATTTGGTGTAATAGCGCTTGTTAATCTATCTAAAAAAGACATTATACTTTTCTCCTACTATCAGCAAATACAGTTTGTTTAGTTGCTTTCTTAAATTGTTCACTTGGAAAAAATAAAACTGTTTCCCAATATTCAGATGGCACTTCTTTGAATTGGCTTCTAAATTGTGATGGTAAATAATGCTTAAAGCACGGTTTAAATGCGCTAAGTTTTCCAGCGCCCTTTAATAGTTTATAAGATAAAACTAACTTTGTACTTTGGTCAAACTTATTATTATTTTTGTATTGTAACAATTTTGACATTAGTATTGCGCGTTTTCTATAATCTAAGTAATGCAAATTTAGTCCATAAAAACCCTTCGGCTGAGCTTTTCCTACAACCATAACTAAAGGAAATCTGTCGTAGTACGGTAACGTATCTTTATTTTTTGGATCATAGAAAAACATAAATAAACGACCTGGCAATAATCTGCTACGTGTTCGTGTTTCTTTATCATTAAATAACTTACGACTACCAGCTTTTATATTTTTTAGCTCATCGAGATACCATGAACGAGATTTGCTCGTAAACGATTTTATTTCGTTATACGATAAACCACCTTCAAACTTCTTTAATAGAGAATCAGCCATGTCCCTATTTATTATATTATTAGCCGAATTCCCATACTTTTAAACGTCTTTTCTGTAGCAATTACAAATTCCCAATTACGATCTTTGCAATATTTCTCAGCTGCTTCCCATTTAGAAATATTTTTAACATATGTCATTACTTCTCTAAGATACTTTTTAGAATTACGTTTAGGTTTTTTTGGTGGTTGAGTTTGTATTTCTGGTTTTATTTCAAATAATACTGTTCTACCATCTTTGAATTTTACTTTAACATCCATAAAATATCTATGAACGCGATTGTCTGTTTTACATCGATATGGTATTACAACTGTTTCAGAGGACCAACGCACAACACTATCGTTATCTTCACACCAACGAAAGAACTGTCTTTCCCAAGATGATCGATAAATTACATTTTTCCAGTCACCTTCATATTTTGAAGGCTTCTTAACTTTATATTTACCTTTATAAGTCATGGTGTTTGTTATAAATAGAATCATAGTTATTTATAGGAATTACAGATGCCTTTAGAATTCATTACTGATATAGGAAAATCATTTGATAAATTTGTTTTTGGCGGAGGACCGACTTCGTACCAAGGATCATTTAGTAAACAAAACTTTTTTTATCCTTTAGATATAAAAACAAATTCACAACGACCAATTATTAGATTTACATGTTTTCCTCGAGAAAATACAAATGCTCAAGGAAATGTTGGAGAAGATAGATTTAGTATTCATTTTCCGTGTCCAGCTAATTTGGCTTTTAATGACAGCGCAGAGTTTCAGTCATTTGATGGTGGATTACTTGGACCAGCAGAACAAATGATATCAAAAATCATGTCTGGAGAAAAAGGTACGGGAGTTGCTGGAAAAGCTGCAGGAAAAAAAGCTGAAATAGGCAATCTTTTATTATCACTGATACCGAAACCAGAAAGTCTTGAGCAAGCAAAAAATATTAAACAGGGCAGAATTAAAAATCCTAATACCACTAATTCTTTTCGTGGTAATGGTGTAAGGTCATTTCAATTTACATTTAAAATGGTAGCAAAATCTCAAGCCGAATCTAACGAAGTAAAAAATATACACAATGTATTTAGGAAATATCTATACGGAAAGAAATCTGCAACAGGTGCTACACTTACATATCCACCAACATGGAATATAGATTTTATGACAATGTCTGCTCAAACACAAGCTAATCAATATTTGCCTAAAATTGCTGCGTGTTATTGTACTAATGTATCTTCAACGTTTAATACTGATGCAGATGTATTTCATAGAGACGGAGCACCTTTAAGTGTGGATCTTTCTATATCGTTTACTGAAACTCGAGCACTTAATCAAGTTGATATTGATGGTTTAGCTCAGTCTACTACTTTTGATCCTAGAGGAAGAGGTACAGATTATAGCAGTGTATTTGGCCAATCAAGCGATTATAATACAGCGTTAAATAACGATTTACCTGGAACAACAGGTGGACCTGGAACTGGAGACTAAATATGTCGTTTTTTAAAATGTTTCCAAAAATAGATTATTTGAATGAAAGAACACGAGAGCTTTCACAAATTATTGATATTTCGAGAAATGTTGACGTCAATGATACTTTATCAGATGATTTGATTGCATATAGATACTATAATATTCAACCAGGAGAAAGACCAGATATAGTTTCGCAAAAATTATATGGTACTTCAGAGTATTATTGGACTTTTTTTATTATTAATGAGCATTTAAAAGAAGGATTACACACATGGCCTGTAGATCATATAACACAAAACCGAGAAATAGATATAGAATTTAAATCCAAAGGCGCATTTACTGTTATTCCATCTATTGCTTCTGATTTTGTTGATACTAATGGAACAATAATAAGTGGACAAGAAAATATAACAAATACATTTGCTAATATTGATTTTACTTATAACAAGCTTCTTGCCGAAAGAAATGGCAAATACGCTAAAATTTACGATTATAATGATAATAATTTACAACTTATTGTAGGAGAGCCATATACGGATAGTCCTAAAGGTAGAGTAAATATTCCTTCCGCGAAAACGTCGTTTTTTGGTGGTTCTGCAGGTACTCATGAAATCAAACTTGCGTTTGATGATGCTAATAGTTCTGCAGATATTGGTGAAACTACATCAATAAGTACTGCACGTTCGACATTTATTGAACAAATGGCATTAAGAACAACTGAAAGCTTTACAAATTATTATTCTGGCATTTTCTCCGATGATAAAGTAGATTATATAAACATTGGAGGAAGCGGGAGTAGTGGTACACATGTGTTTAAAAGTGGCAATTCTGCAAGAAGCGATATTGCTAATGAAGACACATTTTTAAATAAAGCCTTAATAGATTCGATAGGATCTGATTGGAAAATGGAAGTGCATTTCGCGGTTGATGATGCAACTAAAACATCACAAATGCATTTTGTAATTGGAAAAGATCCTTGGGCTGGTTTGACCAGCGAAACCAGCCCCTTTGTAGCAGCTATATGGACCGGCGAAGAAGGCTTTTATTTTTCTTTTCGAACCAAAAATGGTACATCACATTATATAACACGTACTGCGACTCAACCGACTGTGCCAACTGCAAATTTAGGGCAAAGATATAATGTAGAATGGACTTACAAGAATGGAGTTGTTGAGTGTTTTATTAATGGAGTAAAATATGATGTTAAGGTTAATGGTGCTGACCCGAGTGGTGCTCCTATTATTTCAGACTATTATAGAGCAGCGATTAATATTGGTGCAGGGGGAGACCAACATAGAAATAATGTGGTGTATCCTATGAACGGTAAAGTTTATTATGCTCGATTATCTGGTGCTGGAAGAATAATATGTCAATATAATATAACAGACCCAGAATATCCTACAGACGCTCCTAAAACTAAATTAAAAGATGATTCTAGAAATGGATATGATTTGACAATGATATTCGGTAATCCCAATACCGTTTCATCCACTCCAGCTGACGGTGGAACTATTACGACACTTGCCGGAGTATGGGATAATGGATTCTCGACTGGATATGATAATGTCCCAGAAAATCTATATAACGCAAAAAATGATGCTACTGAAGCAGCAAAAGCGGTATGGACTTATGTTAATCCAGGAGTTATTGCAACTAAAATGTACAGTTCTCTTGAAGATGCACCTGCATATTATACTTTAAATGGTGATTCTCCAAATGGTGAAATCATTTCAGCGTGGACAGCAAATACAAATGGTACGCTTAATACATTTACAAGTTATTCAAATGAATATTACGTGGAACAGGAAAATAATCAAAAAATAAAAGTAATTCGACCTGAAGTAATAGAATCTTTTGCGAGTGAATATAAAGCAATGTTAAACTTATGATAAATTTTGGTACAGATAATAATAACAATCGATTAGTTCCGCAAGCTATTTCTATTAAATCTATAGAGATAGATAATTATAAAACTGCTGCGAGACAAACAAGGTTTGGGTTTAAAAGCCAATCTACTGCTGATATAACAGACATTGTTGCCAAAGCTTCAATAAGCGAATCTATTTATTCTCCTACTTTAAAGCTTAAATTAGGAATAAAAGATTCTATCAACTTTTTAGAATCTTTTCCAATTACTGGACATGAAGTAATTAGGGTACAATTAGAACAAAAAAGTCCATATCAGTCAGAGGATTATAATAGCTTATTGACATTTTATGTTACTGATTATCCGACGTTTGGTAAAGGCGAAAATGAAAGTGTTCAAGTATATACAATTGAAGCTATATCAGAACATGCTTATATTTCTGGGTTTAAGAAAATTTCTAGAAGTTATAAAAATCCTCCTGTTGAAGAAATAGAATCTATTATCTTAAATGATTTAGAAGTAGACAGTAAAGATTTTGTTACTGCAGGTCAAGATATATCGAAATCTAAAGGTGTAATTAATATACAAACGCCTTTATCAGCTGTAGAATTTTTAAGAAAGAATATGTATGATTCGAATGGCACACCTTTCTTTTTGTTTCAAATTTTAGATAGATCAATAAATTTAATTTCTTTATCTAAATTAGTCGATGAAAAATCTAATCCTTCATATAGTACATATTATGATTTTAGAAATTCAGTAGCAGCAGATCCAAATGGAGCAGAAGCATATGACGAAATGCGAAGACGTATAGTAGATGTTTCTTCTAATTTAAAATTAGCAAAATATGCACAAGGAAGAAATGGCGCTTTTGCTTCAGAAAATAATTTTTTAGATTGGTCGAATAAAAGTTATTCAACTGTCTTATACAATTACTTAGACGATGTTAATACTTCTACTAGTGCAATTGAAAATAATCATGTGCTTACTCCACTTTTTAGAGTTTTTAATACTTCGTTAAATAAATTACCATCATCAAATCAATCTTATATTTCTAAAAATGATGAAGCATTTCCAGAGGATATTAATTATGGCTCATCTTCCCAATTTGGAAGCCATTATATAAAAGCACATCATAGTTTATTAGATACAATTACTCATGATATAAAGTTGCATGGAGATATAAATTTAAATGCAGGAAGAATAATTACTCTTAAATTTCCAAAAGCGATTGATCCTCAAGCTAAAAGAGATTTAGACATGCCAGAATCAGAATTATATGATGAAACATTATCTGGTAAATATTTAATTACTTCATGTATTCACGAAGTTGAAGATGGAGAATATTTTTGTAATTTAAGAGTAAAAAGAGATTCTTTTTCAGTAGGATTTTAATATGAATATGGAAAATACTTTTTTAGGTGCAATGATTTGGTTTACGGGAGTTGTTGAAGCTGTCAACGATCCTCAAGAACTTGGAAGAGTTCGTGTGCGTTGTTATGGTTATCATTCTGCAGATAAGGTTGCTTTAGCTACTGAAGATCTTCCGTGGGCCACACCTATAATGCCTGTAACTTCTGCATCTATGAGCGGCATAGGACAAAGCGCAACTGGTTTAGAACCTGGTTCGTGGGTTGTTGGATTTTTTAGAGATGGTGAAACTGCGCAAGATCCAGCTATTCTCGGAAGTATTCCTACTCGAAGTTTTGCAGATACAAAAATTGATGAAAATATTGGATTTAACGATCCATATAATATTAATCCTAGAAAATCTGGAGATCCAGATATTCCACAAATGGCGAGAAGTGATTATGATCAAAGCGAATTTTATATCGCAAAAAAATCTTTAAGACAGACTAATATATCACTTGCAAAAATACCCGAATTAAATACAATAGAACAAGGCAATGCAATACGCGAAGATCGACAAGAATGGAATATGTTAAATACAGAAGACGAAACAATTCCAATATACCCATCAAATCATGTAACAGAATATAGTTGTGGTCATTTAATTGAATTTGACGAAACTCCATTTCAAGAAAGAATTAATACAACTCATAGTTCTGGTACTTACGAAGAGCTTACAGCTGGTGGAGATCGTACTGTTGTAGTAAAAGGCAACGACTATAGAGTAATATTTAATGATGATAATGTTTATATTAAAGGTCAGTGTAATGTTACTATAGATAATGATTGTAGAATGTTAGTTAAAGGAGATTATAACGTCGAAGTCGAAGGTGATTATAATTTAAATGTTCATGGTAATTATCGTCGAAAAGTAGAAAAACATGAATTAGCTGAAATAGCTCAAGAACAAAATACAAATATTGGCGAAAATAGATATTTAAAAGTAGACAACGATGAAATTATAACGATATTAGGAGATACCACTAAAACTGTAGCGGGTACTAGAACAGAACTAATTGAAGGCGATCATAATATGGCCGTTCAAGGAAGTAATAATCAATCTTCGAACGATAATATGGTCTTACATAGTTCAAAAGAAGCAAGTATTACTTCGCAAAATAGAATGAATATTGAAACCCAAAGTAATATGTCTATTAAAGCGCGTAGCACAATGAAATTAAATGCAGCACCAGGAATTTATCTTAATTAGTTATGTCAGTATATTCTTCCAATCCATTAAATGATTTATATTTAGAAAAGATTTCTGCTGTAAAATCACTTTTTAGAGAATTAGATGCTGGCGGTAATAATGCTTCCATTCAAATGTCTAACGCAATCGATGACTTATCTACTCTTAGAAATAATGCATTTCCCATAGAAGTTCCTCCGTTTAATTTAAAAACAGATGTTGCATTATTAATAAATTTAACTCAAAGCGGAGAGTCTATAGATCAATTAATAATAGATATGACTTTAAGATGGACAACTGCAGTTGAAAATAATTTAATGCGTACTATTGATTATTATGTAAATACAGCTGCGTCTAATACATTAGATATAGATTCTGTACCTAACTTAGATGCGATAGAAAATATAAATGATAATGGATCTGTGTCGTATACTATTGTTGAAAAAGCACAGCCAACAAAACTTCCTAATGGCAATCCACAATTTGCTGATTCTTCTATACAATTACGACCCATTGATTACGCATATATTAAAACAGATGAAGCTATTTCTGGTCTTAGATTTCAACAATATAATATAGCAAAACAAAAAATATATGATACTTTAAGAAAAGCCGAAGATGGACCTATTAAAGTTTTAAACGATATATCTCGAGATACTCGTCGAGGTATTCCGAGTTATAATGTTGATATAATCAATAAATTAAAAACCGACGGTAATAAATTGGGTTATCCTACAATTTACCAATATCTTGCTACATTTTTTAGAGAGGCTGGAGATATTCGTACGAGTGATTTAACTGACGAGCAAATTCAAGCTGTCGATAATTTTACTCTTTATACAACAACGAAAAATGCGATTAAAGCAATCACTGAAATAATTAATGAACAAATTTCGTACGTACAATCTAATCTACTTGCTGATTCTTCACAAAATCCTGAAGTACTATTGCAAAGAATAAAAGATATTCAACGTAGTCGTATCGATGAATATATTTTAGAAGGTTTATCGTACGTCGGAAAAGAAACTAACTATTTAGTAATTTATCCGTTTACATATACAGATATGATTACTGGTAATACACGATCTGCATTTAATTCTAGGTTTCAAGAAATAGATAATTTGATGGATCAAGCTATAAAAGCATTAGTAGATGATTTAATTATTGTAGCTGAATTTAGAAGAAATAATAAATCTGCAGCAGCGATTGATAGTAATTTTCCTGCTCCTCCAGGTTGGCATTATATGGATGATGGTACTTTAATGAGAGGAGACACACATTCTGATGAAACTCAAACGGTTGTCGGAGGAGTGTATGATTCAACTAATTTTGTTCCTCATATGATGTATAATCCATATACAGGTGCTGGTTATTGGGCAGCAACTTTAAGTCAACATTCGTATTATAGTAGTTTAGGATATGTACATGATAAACCTATAATTGGTGAGGTAAATAATACTGCAAGAGTATTACAGCCAGGTCAAACAGTAATTACGGTTACTCGATTATCTGACATGGAAGAAGTAGACGCTATTTTCGGACCTACTTCAACTTACACACCTCCATCTAGCGGTGGCTCAAGTGGAGGCGGAAGCGGATATTAGAATTAATATAACACAATTAAAATTATAAATGTTATATAAATAGCTGTATGGCTATTTCAGATTTTAATTCTAAAACAATAAAAAGTAAACAAGTTGCCCAAAATAGGGTATATGCTGATTTAGATTTAAAAATGGCAAATCACCCTGGAACTAAAGACATACTTCCGCTTTTTGATTTAAATGCTGTTAAAAACTCAGTAAAAAACTTATTGCTTACTAATTATGGTGATAGACCTTTTAGGCCAGATATTGGAAGTAATGTTTCATCAATACTTTTTGAACCAGCAGACGAATTTACTGCAGCGTCCTTAAGAGATGAAATTAAATTATGCTTAGAAAGATTTGAGCCACGTATTAACCAAATCGCTGTAGTTATTTTAGATAATGCATCAAGAAATTCGTATCAAGTAACAGTAGGTTTTAATGTTATTGCGTCTGAAGAAAGAAAAGAAATTGCATTTTATTTAGAGAGGTTACGATAATGGCACAGTTAAATACAACAGAATTAGATTTTGATAGAATTAAAAGGAATCTAATTAATTATTTTAAAAGAGCCGACGGCCCTTTCAAAGATTGGGATTTTCAAGGGTCTGGCTTAAATCACTTAATGGATCTTCTTGCATACAATACGCACTATAATGCAATATTAGCACACTCGTCTATGAACGAAGCATTTTTAGATTCAGCACAAAAAAGAGCTAATGTTGTTTCTCATGCTAAATCATTAGGATATGTGCCAAGCAGTAAAACTGGAGCTGTTGCTCGACTAAATATTACTTTTCAAAGAACAAACCAAGCAACATCATATACTATGCCAGCAGGAACTAAATTTTCATCAACAGTTGGAACAAAGACTTATATTTTTACTACACTAGATTCACACACCGTACAAGTAGTAGATAATCAATTCGTATTTAATAATATAGATGTAATTCAAGGCGAATCTAAAACTCAAACATTTACAGTAGATAATTCTTTTAATCAACGATTTGTAATTAACGATAGTAATATTGATACTTCAACATTAAGTGTAATAGTATATGATAGTCTTACTGCTACAACAGGTATTACTTACACTAAATTTTCCACTTTAGCCGGGATCAATGAAAACAGCGCTGTTTATTATTTACACGAAAATACTGATGGAAAATATGAAGTTACATTTGGAAACGGTGTATTCGGCGCTAAACCTAGATCATCTGGAAGAGTAGAAACTAAATTTAATATTACTGCAGGTCAAGAAGCAAACGGCGCAAACGTTTTTTCGTATGCAGATACATTAAGTAATTTGACTATTGTTTCTGTGACAACTGTTTCAAGTTCTGCTGGAGGTGCAGATCCTGAAAATAATGCTAGCATTAAATTTAATGCACCTCTTAACTTTACTGCTCAAGATCGCGCGGTAACAAGCTCAGATTATAAAGCTTTAATTAAAGGTAATATTCAAGGATTAGAAGATGTTCTTGCGTGGGGTGGAGAAACAGAAAATAATCCATCATACGGAACAGTATATATTTGTGCTAAACCAATTGGAGCAGATGTTCTTACTGATCCGCAAAAAGATTTAATCTTAGCATTTTTGACTACTAAAAAAATGATAGGTGTTACACCAGTAATTGTAGATGCTACGTTTACTTACCTTAAATTTGTAATCACATTTAGATATGATCAAAACGCTACCTCACTTACAGCTGGTCAATTAGCAGAAAAAATACAAGTTGCGATTGACAAATATAATGCCGAAGAATTAAATAACTTCAATGCACATTTTAGACATTCTAGATTTGTAAATGAATTAGACAACGCAGATCGTGCTATTTTAAGCACTATTGCTGACGTACAAGCATATAAAAATGTTGATTTAAACGTTAACGACCCGGACGAAAGAGTAATTAATTTTGGGTTTCAAATTGCAGGACGAATCGATCAAACCGCATCAATGATTATTGAAACGAAATCCGGTGGTACTAGCGGCTTTAGAGAGAATGGTAATACTGTTGTTCTTGAAGATGCGCCTATAGATGGTGATTTAGAAAAAAGGCGTGTATATACTCGAAGAGGTACTTTAGACGATGAAGGAGCAGTTGTTATAGAAAATATTAATGCAGGATTTTTATATCCAGCCGAAGGACGTTTAGTTTTAGAAAATTTAACACCAGATACTGATGTAAATATATCAGTTACAGTTAGACCAGCGTCTTTAGATGTTTACACCGATAAGCGCAATATTTTACAGATTGATAGACAAGGAAGTACTATAAGCGGAACTAGCGAGCTTTTAGCTGGTGGAGTTGGAAGCGGATCTGCTGGAATTGTTGGATCAAGTGGTGGAGTAAGTGGTGGCTCCACCGGAGGCGGCGGAGGCGGAGGCGGAAGTTACTAAGGTTAAGGAAATAATTTATGGCTCATATTAAAAATACTAAACTTGGCATTATTCCTCATGCCTATGAAAAAGCTAGAATTTTATCTTTATTTCCTACTGGCATTACAGGAGATGTAGAAGCAGGAGAACTGGGGCTTCTTAAATTATTAGATGAGTATTATGATTTTTTAAGTATTAGAGGCCAAGCAGCTAAATTAGAAATTGTTTCTACAGCAAATACATTTCGTCAATCGAATGAAGAAGGTGTTGATGTTAATTTACCAGCAAGTGGAGGTAATGGTACAGGATTAACAGTTAATATTAGCGTTTTTATAGAACAAAATTCTGATGCCGGTAAAATAGTTAGTGCTACAATAAATAATCCTGGTCAAGATTACCTATTAAATGATAAAGTAACAATCGGTGTAGATAGCAGTACAGCTGAGTTAGAAATAACAGAATTAAATTCTGGTCCATCAGATGTTATAGCACGTATAAATTCTTCTCGCGATTTAGACGACGCAAGTGATTCATTCATCGATCAAATACAAGAAGAAATTGCAAAAAATGTTCCAACTGCTCAAAAATTGTCTAAGCGAGAACTGTACAAAAAGATTGTTAGTTTTTATAAATCTAAAGGTTCAGAAGAAAGCATTAAAGCATTTTTTAATATTTTTTATGACGATCAAGTTACATTTTCATATCCTTCTGATGTAACATTAAAGCCATCTGTTGGCGAATCAACGACTATAGTTAACCAATCTCAAGTAGACATTAACCAAGAAGTTACTAGCGAAAGCGGTACGCGAAGACATGAACAAACACCTATATTAGAATCTATTGTTGCAGAAGAATTAGCCACTACGTTATTTAAGCCACTTAGCTCAAGTAGTCCTAAAATATTAACTCCTGTAAATACTGCTGTTACTGCAACTTCTACAAATGGTGTATATCAAGATAGCTCTCCGATTTTAGCTAATACTATTACACTTTCAGGATTTCAGCCTGATCCAAGTCAAATCAATTTTGATGTAAGATTAGCTCAACTTGATGATCCTTATGAATACGGTACAGATTTCCCTACAGGCTCTTATGCTGGTAGTGGTTTATATAAGCCATTCGGAACTCAAAATAACGCGGTAAGATGGTGGAAACCTGAAAAATCTCTTCCGATATTATATACTAATACAAATAATTCTCCACGTGCTTTTTATGATTTTAAAGATACATTTCATAATAATGCAATAACACACGACTACCTCACATTTACATCTTTAATTAATGTAGGAAATAAAAATTCTCCGGATAATTTAAATAGTGTATGGTCATTTGAAATTAACGCTAGCGGAGACTTGGTAGACATTGCAAACGGAGGAAGTAGTACTGGATTTGCGGGTAATGCAACTCAAATGCGAAGTGGTATTACGTTTGTTGATAGTAACGCTAGATTAGATCTTCCACCTTATCAAAACGAAAATACACTTTTTGATAACACTTACGTTAATGATTACACCAGTACAGTATTAGGATTTGAAAACGAAAATGCAATACAAATTATTAGACCAGCAATTAATAGCACCTATATATACAATTCTCCGCGGTTTCGTAGTGTAGCAAATGAATATATTAAGATACTTAAACTTGACAATAAATGGTCAATTGTAAATTGTCGTAAAGCGTATGACGAAATTCAAACTATTACTTTAAGCGGAAGTCCGACTGCGTCTATTGTTAGTACAACAAATATTGGTACAACTGTAACAACTAATTTTAATTTTAATGGAACATATACGCAATCAAGTATAATTAGACCTAGTTGGATTGGAGGATCTGCAGTTACTGGAAGTAGATTATATGGAGCTCCTTCATATTGGGGATCGCCTACTAATATAACACACACAGTACCTAATAAACCAACATGGTCAGATTATAGTTTAGTTGTAACTGGAAATTCAAATTGTCCTTTGCATGGCACATATAATTATAGTAGTTTACAAGTAACTAATGCTAATCCATATACTGCACAAGTTAAATATGTTCATAGCAATTGTCCTACAAATGAAATTATACAATCATATGGAGTTGGAGCGAATGTTGCAAGTAACGAAACTTACTTTAATAAAATAGGTCATATAACTAATACTTCGTTATTACAATCACCGAATAATAGTCCTGTTTATTACTTAGAAGACTTGCAAGATTTAAGTGGTTGGGAGCTTGATAGTCCAAGCGCAAAACTCGGATTTGTTAAACGAAACAAACTTACCGTTACTAATAATTTAGATACATTCTTAAACGCAACTTATACATTAGGTAATGATGGTGTATATCACGCATCGCCTACTGCAGAAAATTATTTTATTAAAAATACTTTTGATGGAGTAAATAAACCTGCTTCTTGGAAATTAAGAACAGAACATACACGATCATTTACAGTTGTTGGTTCAGGAAGTAATTTAATAAACGGCACATATTATAGAGACGGGCGAGGAATAGGACCTTCAGATCCACGCGGAGCACTATATTTTAAATATCCAGGTGATCCAGCCTTATCTTATGATTCACCAGGTGAGATACTTGATATAAATCTTATACCGCGTAAGACATACAAATCTGGCGAATTTAGTACAAATGGCGACCGCACCATATGGTATCAATTTACTGCTGATTTAAGTCCTAATTTAGGGCCACTGGAATCTTTTCCTTCTTTGTATGAGAATTTTTTAAGCGCTGGTAGCGGACAACCGATATTTGATAATTCTGATGATACTACAGCTATTGCATATCAATATTTTGGCCCATTGCAAGGGCATGTATTTTATAGCGATCGTGAAAGCCATGGCCTAGGTTATATTATGGCTACTAGAGATAGTTCTGGTAATAGCCCGAGTTATGGATTTCCACCTCGAGGTACTGCAAATTGGGTAAGTAGTGGTCACTATGATCTTTCCACTGAAACTCTAAGAGAATTTGGTTTCGGCTACTTTAACCCAGCAAATTCACCTGCTGTTAATTTTGATATAATTTATTCTGTTTATGATTCACCTGATTATGGATCGGCCTTATATCCAGTTGGTCCTTCGAATAACGCAAGTCCTACTGTTACTCCAAGCGGATCATTTCTTGAGGCTCAAGCTACGTTCGATCTTATTTCAAATAACTATTATAGAGTTACTCCATATATACAAGCAAAAGGTGTATATAGCGAAGCAGTTAAATCAGGTCAAGCTACTTTAACCGCAAATGATACACAATATGATGTTGGTGCAATTGTAGAACCTATTTCGGCAAATAAAATTCCACAAACAATAGATGTATTTAATTCGTCTATGACTGGAATGGCAACAGAATCCCCATATAAAACAACATTTACACTTTACGATCCTGATTCGGGCGCTATAGTGGCTGG